GATGGGATTCGAAGACGGCAAGCACGAAATAGCCATGAGGGCGTTCCGCGTGGATGTTCCCACCCTTCGGTCGGTGTGGAGCAACACCGTTCAGTTCGAGGTGGAGGTTAACAAGCCTGGAGCCCCTTTGGACGTGACCGTCGTCGCGTAATTCGCGCGGCGGTAGTAGTCATAGCCGTCATTATCCTCATTGCCACCCTTTCATAGGGAGTTCGCGCAGTCCGGAGCGCCCCAGTTCCCGCTGGGGCCCCGGTTTTTCTGTGTAAAAGGCGGAGATTTTATGGAAGAAAAGAAGGAAGTAACCACAACCAACCGGAATACCGAGGGGAAGTGGCTTCCAGGAAAGAGCGGGAACCCGGCTGGAAGGCCAAAAGGTTCCAAAAACCGCATCACCATCCTTAAAATGATGGCGGAAGAGGCGGTAAGAGAGCAACACACCCCGCAAATGCTGGATGTCATCAAGCAAATCATTGATTCTGCCCAAGATGGCGACAAGGAAGCCCAAAGACTAGTGTGGAACGCCATTATGTCCCGCGGTCTCACGGATTCCGACGGAAAAGGCAAGGAAAAGGTAGAAATCAAGATCGGTACCATGGAGCAAGGCCCTTCTCCAGTTATTATTGAGGGCTCAACAGTCGACGACGAGGACGAGTAATGGAAAATCGTAAAGGCCACTTCAGCAAGCAGAGCGGCCCCGGCACGAAGGTCACTTCGATCCCGGCCAAAGTGCACAAGCCGGCGTCTATGGCCCCCACGGCCAACAAGGCTTCGGGCTCTAGCCAGTCTCACAAGCGAGGCAAACAGGGCTAATCTGTGCAGGTAACTCTCCATAACGCCCAACAGCAGGTATTCGACGACCCAACCAGATTCAAGGTAGTATCCGCCGGGAGGCGGTGCGGCAAGTCCTATCTGGCGGCCGTTAAGCTGTTCGTAGAAGCAGCTATGAACTCCAAAGTTAGGTCGGATGGAGTAGAAGTTGACTTGGCGATGGAGGAGGTCTACTACGTAGCCCCCACCTTCGAGCAAGGCAAGAAGATCATGTGGCCCCTGCTCAAAGAGCTCGGGCGGGACTTGATCGACACGAAGTACGAGAATACGGGCACCTTGACCTTGGTCAACGGGCGTCGTCTCTCGATTAAAGGCGCAGATAGGCCCGACTCCCTCCGGGGGGTCGGCCTGTCTTTTGTTGCTCTGGATGAGTACGCCTTTATGAAGGAGGAAGTGTGGGAGCTGATTATCCGCCCCGCACTGGCGCGCGTCGAAGGCGGGGCCCTGTTTATCGGTACTCCCGACGGTAAGAACCACTTCTACGATCTCTTCCAAAGAGGTTACGACGAAGAGTTCCCCGACTGGAAATCCTGGCATTTCGTCTCCGCGGCTAACCCCTTCCTCCCGAAGACCGAGATCGAGGAAGCCAAGAAGCAGATGTCTGCGGACCGCTTCAAGCAGGAGTTCGAAGCCAGTTTCGAGGCGTCCAGGAACGCTGTTCTTTCCCCGGCCATGTTCACCATTGTAGGCGAGGAGCCCTATCCGGGAGACTACTACATCGCCTGTGACTTGGCGGGATTCGAGAAGAGCGAGGCTGGCCGCAAGGTGTCTAGGAATGACGACCACGCCATCGCCGTCGTAAAGACGTGGCGCGGCGGGTGGTGCATCGTAGACATTATTTGCGGCAAGTGGGACGTTCGGGAGACCGCCCTACGTATGGTCAAAGCGTACAAGGACTACCGGCCTTTGCGCTTTGGTGTAGAGAAAGGCATGGCGGCCCAGGCCGTACTGCCGTATCTGGAAGACGAAATGAGCCGTCTGGGGGTCTACTTCAAGGTAGAGTCCCTGTCTCACGGTAACCAGAAGAAGTCGGACCGCATCGCGTGGGCCCTGCAGGGGCGCGCGGAGAGAGGGCGGATTCAGATGCTGAAAGGCCCATGGAACAAGCAGTTCCTTGAGCAAGCGGCGGACTTCCCCAACCCGCGGGTACATGACGACTTAATAGACGCTGTAGCGTATATTGACCAGATATCTCAACCGTTCTTCGACGGCCCAGACATCGTGGATGATTGGGAACCTTTAGATTCGATAGCAGGATACTGATTATGGCGGCTCCCAGAAAGCTTCTAGACAAGCTTGTCAAGAAGGACAAGAAGAAGAAAGATAAGCCGAAAGCTGACCCCAACAAAGTGCCCCTGGGCACCGGCGGGGCGGGCAGGGCCAAGAAGGCGCTGCAGAACCGCAACGACAAGATTGATGAAATTATCCGCCAGAACGGGGGCTAATAGATAATGGCAATTCCCAACAATTACGGGGACAACTACAACCCCCAAAACGAGAACAAAGAGGACCGCCTAGCAGATGGGCAGGCCCTAGTCTCGTGGGTCATGTCCCGAGTGGAACATGCCAGGGACCAGAGAGATAACGATCACGAAGCCCGTTGGCAGGAGTACACCCGGCTGTGGCGGGGCTTCTGGAAAGAGACGGACAAGAACACAAACTCCGAGCGGTCCAAGCTGGTAGCCCCTGCCTTGCAGCAGGCTATCGAAATGACCGCGGCCGAAGTGGAAGAGGCCATCTTCTCGAAGAAGGCGTGGTTCGAGATTGATGACGACATTGCTGATGAGGACAAGGAAGACGTAATCGCGTACCGCGACCAGCTCCTGGAAGACTTTGAGCTGGACGACATTCCTCAGAACTTGTCGGAAATCTTTCTTATGGGCTCCCTGTACGGGACGGGCATCGGCAAGCTGAACGTGTTCCCCAAGAGGGAGCGGGTGATGCAGAACGGCGAGCCCGTTATGACGAACCGCATCTCCGTCCAGCTGGAGGCTATCCGCCCGGACCAGTTTGTCATCGACCCAGCGGCGCGCACTTTGGGCGAAGCCATGTTCTGCGCCCACGAGCCTGTGAAGCCGCTGGACGCTATCCGGGAAAAGATCAACGACGGCTTTTACAACGACGTGGAGCTGGGGCCGTACACGGGCACTATCCTGGCGTCCCCCACCGGCACTGAGGAGCATTCGTACAAAGCTGAAGATGAGGCGTGCCTTATCACCGAGTACTACGGGAAGGTGCCCGCTGAGATGCTTCCGAACAGCGACAAGACAGGAATGGTAGAAGCCATCGTGACTGTCGCTAACGAGAATACACTCCTCAAGGCAGTCGAAAACCCCTTCGATATGAAGGACCGACCGATTGTCGCGTATCAGCACGAGAAGGTGCCGGGGGAGTTCTGGGGCCGCGGTGTGGCCGAGAAGGGCTTCAACCCCCAGAAGGCGCTCGATGCAGAGCTCCGAGCTCGGATTGACACCCTCGCGCTGGTGACTTCCCCGATGATGGGGGCTGACATTACGCGGCTCCCGCGCAACCCGGACATGCGTATTCGTCCGGGCAAGATGTGGCTGACCCGCGGGCGCCCGTCTGAGATTCTGGAACCGATTGGGCTGTCCCCGCAGGGGCTGGCCCTGACCTTCCAGCAAGGCTCCGACATGGAGCGCATGGTGCAGATGGGCACCGGAGCCATGGACACCGCGTCTCCTCTTTCGACCAACCGTCGGAACGAGACTGCTAGCGGCATGTCCATGATGCAGACCGGGTTCATTAAGCGCGCTAAGCGGACCATGCAGAATATCGAGAGGCAGCTCATGGAGCCTCTCATCCGAAAGGCACTCTGGCGGTACATGCAGTTTGACCCGGACCGTTACCCTACGGACTTCAAGTTCAAGGTAAGTTCCGGTATGGGGGTCATGGCCAAGGAGCTTGAACAGCAGCAGCTGATTAACCTTCTTGGCTTTGTGCCAGCAGAGTCCCAGGCCCACATGATTATCTTGGGGGCCATCTTCGACAACACTCCGTCTGCGAACAAAGCAGAGCTCAAGGCGGCAATGGACGCGCTTGTACAAGCCGCACAACCCACGCCTGAGCAGCAGCAACTACAGCAGGCGCAGCAGCAGCTGGCTATGCGCCAAGCGGAGGCGGAGGTTGCGAAGACCGAGGCCGAGGCTATGCGAGAGCAGGCCGAGGCGGAGCTTAGCAGAGCGAAGGCCGAGCGAGAGAGAATACTGGCCGATCTTGAGGACGACAAAGTACAGCTGCAGGCGTCAGAAGTGGCGGTATCTGCAGAACGTACCCGTGCTCAGATGGCACAGACCGAGATTGCTCGGGAGCGCAATGCTATTGAGAGGCAGAAAGTAAATCGAGGAAGCAAGGAGTCTAAATGAGTGAGAGAGACGAAGCACTCCGGGAAATAGAGCAGTACGAAGAAATGTTTGCTCTATCGGGGTGGAAGAGGCTTGTAGCTGACGCGGAGAAACGCATATATCAGATGCAGGCAGACGCTCTTGAGGCGCCGAACTGGGACACCATCAACCGCCTTCGCGGAAGAGCAGAGACGCTAGCGGAAATCTGCCAAATGGAGGAAATGGTTGAGATGCATAAAAGGTCTATCTTCGAGGCGGACTTAGATGCCACTGTATGACTATAAATGTTCTTGCGGAAACAAATTTGCCGCTATAAACACAGTCGAGTACAGGGAACTGGCACCGTGTCCTGCTTGTGGAGAAGCAGCAAAGCATACAATCAGCCCAGTAAACTTTGACCCAAAGATGGGTCTCGATCCGGACTTCGCCACGTTCTCAGACAAGTGGGCCAAGAAACAAAGGCGCAAAGGTTCTGGGAAGGACGGAGACGGCAACAACTCCCGCTACGGCGGGAGATACACGTAGAGGCTAAGGGAACTCCACCCCCTCTACCTTATCCCTAACCCCTATTGGGGCGGACTTAGGAGCAGCAATATGACCACATACGGCGAACACGATACGAGCCTTGAGCAGGAAATCGCTGAAAGCGGACAGAACGCGGACGCCCGCGAACGAGCCGCCGAGGAGCTCTCTATTCCAGAGAAGTTCCGGGAGAAGTCAGCGGAGGATATAGTCAAAGCTTACCAGGAGTTGGAGAAGGCGTACGGGAAGCAGTCCCAGACCGTCGGCCAGCTTCGCAAGAGCGTAGACCAACTGCTTGAGTTTAACTCGAATCAGGAGCCGCGAGAAAAGGAACCGCCCAAACCTTTCTCAGTTGATGAGTTTTATGACGATGCAGACGGGTCTATTCGACGCGTTATTCGTGAAGAAACTTCAGGCGAATTAGAGCAGGTTAAGAAAGAACTTGAGGAGACTCGGCGTAATAACACGCTGAGGGAGTTTGAGAGCAAGCACCCCAATTGGCGGGAAACTGTCTCAGACCCTGAATTCGTAAATTGGATGACTGATAAGCCATATCGCCAGCGATTGGCCGCTGCAGCAGACAATTACGACTTCGACGCTGCCGAAGAGCTTTTTAGCATGTATGAAGATTCGCGCAAGGGCCGTGGGAAAAAGGATACAGAACAGCGAAACCAGGAGCTGAGGAGCGCATCCCTAGAAAGTGGGGCCGCGCGCCAAAGCACGCCAGTAAAGACCTTCAGTCGTTACGACCTCATGCAGAAGAGAATTGCTGCTAAGAGGGGTGACCAGAAGGCCGATATGTGGCTCCGGGAGAACTCGCGCAGTATCCAGAAAGCCTACGAGGAGGGTCGCATTGTTGATTAGACCCAAGTCAAACCCAATGGAGGAGTAAACCAAGATGGCTCTTGGCACAGATCATGTCACAAGCACTACGCTGAGCAACGCAGCCCGTGCTTATTCTAATAGCGCATTTATCCCCGAGTTGTGGGCGGATGAGGTTATCGCGGCGTACAAGTCGAACCTCGTCATGCCTGAGCTCGTGGTGAAAATGAACCACGTAGGCAAGAAGGGCGATGCTGTCCATGTTCCGCGTCCGACCCGCGGTTCTCCGTCGCAGAAATCTGCGGAGACCCAGGTCACTCTGATCGCGGCTCAGGAAAGCAAGAGCACGTACTACATCGACCAGCACTGGGAGTATTCCCGTCTCATCGAGGACTTCGCTGACATTCAGGCGAACCCCGAGGCGCGGCGCTTCTACACTGACGATGCAGGCTACGCTCTCGCCAAGCTTGTTGACACTGCTATCCACGACGAGGGTGCTGGCTTTGCTGGCGCCGACGCAGCTCCGACGGTTGCGGGCACCGCATACAGCAAGGCTGTTATCGGCACCCCGACTGGTGGCGCTCTCGTTGCGTGGGACGGCTCCGCTAACACCAACGCCGGTAACGCTGCCGCGCTGGACGACGAAGGCATCCGACTGATGATTCAGGCTTTGGATGACAACGACGTTCCCAGCATGGGCCGCGTTCTCGTGATTCCGCCCGTCGAGAAGAAGAATCTGCTCGGCATCTCGCGGTTCACGGAGCAGGCGTTTGTTGGTGAAGTTGCTGGCGGTAACAGCATCCGTAACGGCTATGTCGGTAACCTGTATGGTGTTGAGGTGTATGTCTCCACCAACTGCCCGACTGTCGCTGACGACGGTACTGCCACTGACCAGCGTGCTGCGATGATGTTCCAGAAGGAAGGCCTTCTGCTCATCGAGCAGCTCCGCCCGCGCGTCCAGACGCAGTATAAGCAGGAATGGCTCGCAGACCTGTTCACGGCGGATACCATCTACGGCACGGGCTTGCTCCGTCCCGAAGCTGGCATCGCAATTGTCGTGCCTGCGTAAGCAGACTGAGTGGGAGGGGCTCCGGCCCCTCCCCTCTCTTCTTGTATGTACAAGGAACATAGATGAGTAGGCGCTACGCCGAGATAAAGCACGTCCACGACGGGGCGGATTTAGAGGTCTCTTGGGAAGATATTCTCGATAGGCCTGATTGCTTTACTGCGTGCGCGCACACCCACGATTGGTCAGAAATCACCGGGAAGCCTGACACCTTTCCGCCAGATGCACACACGCACACTTGGGACGAAATTACGGACGTTCCCAACTTCGCGTTAGACGACCATACCCACGCAGAGTATCTTACTGAGGTAAACTGGGATGATATTATAGGTCTTCCGGAGT